GATCCGAATCTCGGACTCACCTACGGCTGGCCGCTCGGTGAGTCGGGCTGGAATACCAGCATGGACGCGAATTTGAAACGGCTCGGTGCGGTGGTCGGGCTCTCGGTCAAGGATCGGGATCTGACCACACCGCCGGCCAGTCCGGTCGACGGCGACCGGTACATCGTCCCTGCCGCCGCCACCGGCGTATGGGCTGGCAAGACCAATCAGATCGCCGTCCGCGTGGCGAGCGCTTGGGACTACTACACCCCCAAGGTCGGCTGGCTCTGCTTCATCGAGGACGAGGCCGTGCTCTCGGCCTACAAGTCGGCAGGCTGGAGCGCCGGCATCGCCGTCTGACACCGTATCACCAACCCCGCGAACCCGCCCACGAGGCGGGTTCCGCATTTCTGGAGGACGAAAACATGGATTCCACCCAAACCGAGCGCCGGAAGATGGTGACCATCCCGCAGGAAGAATTCGAGGCGATCCTGGAGCGCGCCGCGGAGCGCGGTGCCCGGCACGCCTTGGCCGACGTCGGCCTCGATGGGCCGGAGGCGGCACATGACATCCGTGAATTGCGCGGTCTGCTCGACGCCTTCAACGAGGCCAAGAAAACCGCCGGCCTGACCATCGTGAAGATGCTGGTCACGGGCCTGGTGATGGCACTGCTGGCCGGCGCATTCCTGAAACTCAAGCTGTTCGGGGGTGGGCAATGATCGAGACTCTGCTCGGCGGCCTCCTCGGCGGGGCATTCCGTCTTGCCCCGGAAATTCTGAAATGGCTCGACCGCAAGGGTGAGCGCAGCCACGAACTGGCGATGCAGGACAAGGCGCTAGAGTTCGAGAAGCTGCGCGGTGCTCAGCGGATGGCAGAGATCGGCGCTGCGGCCGACGCGGCGTGGAATACCGGGGCCATCGATGCCTTGCGCGAGGCCGTCGCGGCGCAGGGGCAGCGTTCCGGCGTGCGCTGGGCCGATGCTTTGTCGATCAGCGTGCGCCCGGTGATCACCTACTGGTTCATGGCGCTCTACTGCGCTGCCAAGACAGCAGCGTTTGCTGCTGCCGTGACGGCTGGCGCTGGTTGGGGCACGGCGATCCTGCACGCCTGGACTGAGGCCGATCAGGCGCTGTGGGCCGGGGTGTTGAACTTCTGGTTCCTCGGGCGCGTGTTTGATCGGGTGAGGCCGTGATCGAGGTTCCGAAGGCTGCCATCGATCTGGCGAAGCGCTTCGAAGGTTTCGAACGCAAGGTCAAGCGTGGAATCGAAATCACGGCTGTTCCCTATGTGTGCCCAGCAGGCTTCTGGACGATCGGCTACGGCCACCTGTGCGACCCGAAGCATCCGCCGATCACCGAAGCAGAAGCCGAGGTCTATCTGGCGAGTGATCTGCAAACGGCACTGGCGGCAACGCTGCGCTACTGCCCGGTGCTGGCCACCGAGCCGGAGGGGCGGCTTGCAGCCATCGTGGATTTCACATTCAACCTTGGGGCGGGGCGGCTCCAGACGTCGACGCTGCGGCGGCGGATTAACCAGAGGGACTGGGATGCTGCGGGGCGTGAGTTGCGCCGATGGATCTATGGCGGCGGGAAGATGTTGCCAGGCTTGATTAAGCGTCGTGAAGTGGAAGCTGCGCAGTTGCTCTGTTCTGGGTGATAACACCCGCTCACGTCCTTCCACGAGCTCATTCTCGGCAATTGCCTCAAGCAGGCCGCTTGTCATGCCCTATCCAGGAGAGAGCATGTTCGATAAGATTATGCAATCAGAACATTCCTTTGGGCCGGTAGTATGCTCGAACAAGAACTAAAAAACCTTTTAGAACAAGAAGAATCTGCAACCGTTAGCGATGCGTTCGGTGGGCACAAAACGGATGGCGGTACGAAAAGCTATTCCGTACCAAAGATTCGTGACGTAATTCTCGCTAAGCAGTTTTCACAGAACGGCACGCAATTGGAGTCTACGCTTGCGACTGCGAGAGCGACCTTGCCAACGAAGGTTTTGAAGTTGGTTGTGGGAAATCTGATACGTTTTTCGTTCCTCATTGAGCTCACCAATCTCAAGTGTACCGGCTCGGATTGTCTGGACACGGT